ATCCAGTTAAAGCCGACACTGCTGACCATTCAGACAAAGGTGCGAAATCACCAGTCAAAGATGCTGGAAACAAGATGCCAAAAGGTGGTGACAACATCGCCAAAGGATCTGCAGAAGAAAAAGGCAGACCGGCACCTACAGCACAGAAGATGGCAGGTGACTTCGAGAACACAGGCGGAAAAGCAAAATCTACTTCTTTCAAGAAGCAGGAGAAGGCCGACACCGCTGATGGTTCAGACAAATCTGCTAAATCACCAGTTGCTTCTAAGTAATTGTTGATTTAAACAGGGAGATCATTGAATGTCAACACTATACCTAAGGGAAAATCTAACTTTTGATCAAGCCAGGGTACAGGTCTTACACGAGGGAAAAGACGGTAAGGATTTGTACATGAAGGGCATCTGTATCCAAGGTGGGATCAAGAACGCGAACCAGAGGGTTTACCCAGTTTCTGAGATTGCCAAGGCAACCAAGACGCTGAATGACCAGATCAGTTCAGGATATTCCGTGCTAGGTGAGGTTGATCACCCAGATGATTTAAAGATTAATTTGGACCGTGTGTCTCACATGATCACTGAGATGTGGATGGACGGACCAAATGGATACGGCAAGATGAAGATCCTGCCAACACCAATGGGCCAACTTGTCAAGACCATGCTGGAATCGGGCGTGAAACTGGGCGTTAGCAGTAGGGGAAGTGGAAACATTTCCGAGTACGGCAACGGCGAAGTTTCAGACTTCGAGATCATCACGGTGGATGTTGTGGCCCAACCTTCGGCACCAGGTGCTTACCCAACGCCAATTTACGAACACCTAATGAACACCAAGGGTGGTAACATGGCGAAAGGTTTGGCGGCTGAAGTTAGAAATGACCCAAAAGCACAGAAGTTCCTCAAAGAGGCGTTAACAAACATAATAAAGGACCTGAAATAACATGATAGACGCAATATCAAAACTTGTTGAATCGGGAGCGATTTCAGAAGATGTGAAGAACAGCATCCAAGAAGCGTGGGACAACAAGATCAAAGAAAACAAAGAGCAAGTGGGTGCCGAACTAAGGGAAGAGTTCGCAAAGAGATACGAGCACGACAAGTCAAACATGATCGAAGCGATCGACAAGATGATGAACGAGAAGTTGTCTGAAGAGATCACCAAGTTCGTGGAAGACAGAAAAGCACTTGCACAAGAAAAAATCGCCTACAAAGAAAACGTGGGCAAACATTCTGCCAAGTTAGAATCATTCATTCTAAACAAACTGTCAGAAGAGTTGAAAGAACTACACAGCGACCGTAAAGGCGTACACGAAAACTTCAAGAAGATGGAAGAATTCGTTGTTGGTGCTCTTGCCAAAGAAATCAAAGAGTTCCATGAAGACAAAAAAGGCGTTGTGGAAACGAAAGTCAAACTTGTTGCCGAGGCCAAGAAACAGATGGCCAAGATGAAAGAGGCTTTCATTACAAGATCTGCCAAAGTTGTAGAGTCCGCAGTGAACAAGAAACTTGCTGAAGAGTTAAAATCTCTGAAGGAAGACATCACTGCCGCAAGGGAAATCAACTTCGGCAAGAAAATATTCGAAGCGTTCGCTTCAGAGTACCAGAATTCTTACTTAAATGAGAAATCTGAGACTTCGAAGCTGATGAAAGTTGTGGATGAAACCACTCTTAAGTTGAAAGACGCTGAGAAAGTCATCGAAGAGAAACAAGCGGTGATTGAGTCCAAAGAGGCGGAAGCCAGAAGACAAGCGGACTTGATGGAACGCAAGGAAAAGATGGCTGAGATGCTCAAACCATTGGGCAAAGACAAGAGTGAAGTTATGAGTCAACTGTTGGAATCAGTTTCAACAGCGAAACTTGAGGCTTCGTTCAACAAGTATCTACCACACGTGATGGCTGACAAGGCTGTGACCAAAGAAGGTGCCAAAATACTTTCTGAGTCAGGCGGCGACAGAGCACAAAGGGAAGATGCTGACTTAACCAATATCCGTAAATTAGCGGGTATATAACAACTAAACAAGGGGAAAGATCAAATGTCAGATATATTTGAATCAAAATGGGGCGAAACTAAAGCCGCTCTTACCGAAGGTTTAGCAGGCAACAAGAAAAAAACTATGGATGTCGTGTTAGAAAACACGAAGAGATACTTAGCAGAACAATCAACTGCTGGTGCCACATCTGCAGGTAACGTTGCTACGTTAAACAGGGTTATCCTACCAGTAATCAGAAGGGTTATGCCAACTGTGATCGCTAACGAGATCGTAGGTGTACAACCAATGACTGGTCCTGTAGGACAAATCCACACACTTAGAATAAGATATGCAGACACAGTAGCAAGTAACACAACTGCTGGTGAAGAAGCATTATCTCCATTCAAAATCGCGAAAGCATACTCTGGTAACCAGAACAACTCTACACCTAAAGCGGCTTCAACTGCTTCTTTAGAGGGTACACCTGGTAAGAGATTATCTATCCAGATCTTGAAACAACCGGTTGAAGCGAAATCTAGAAAATTATCAGCTAGATGGACGTTTGAAGCGGCTCAAGATGCTCAAGCACAGCAAGGTATCGATGTAGAAGCAGAAATCATGGCGGCATTAGCCCAAGAGATCACTGCTGAGATCGACCAAGAGATCATTGGTTCACTAAGAACATTGGCTGGTTCAGCTTCTGAGACTTATGACCAATCAGCTGTGTCAGGTACAGCAACATTCGTAGGTGATGAACACGCCGCTTTGGCCGTTCTAATCAACAGAGTTGCTAACCAGATCGCAACAAGAACAAGAAGAGGCGCTGGAAACTACGCTGTAGTATCTCCAACTGCTTTAACTATCCTTCAATCAGCAACAACTTCAGCGTTCGCAAGATCAACTGAAGGTACATTTGAAGCTCCAACTAACACTAAATTCGTTGGTACTTTGAACGGTGCGATGAGAGTATACGTTGACGCATACGCTTCAGACGACACATCAGTGCTTGTAGGTTACAAAGGCGCAAGTGAGGCAGATGCTCCGGCATTCTACTGCCCATACATTCCTTTAATGTCTTCAGGTGTTGTGTTAGATCCGGCTACTTTCGAACCAGTAGTAGGCTTCTTAACTAGATACGGTTACGTAGAGTTAACAAACACTGCGTCATCACTAGGTAACGCGGCTGACTACGTAGGTTTAGTAGGCGTAACATCTGCAAACTTAAAATTCAAGTAAGCCAAGGCTTATACGAATATTCAAAAAGGGCGGCTCAGGTCGCCCTTTTTTTGTGGCGGTGGTATCTGTGTTTAAATAATCACATGCAGATAGGCAACCAAGAACCATTCTTCCTGATAGCGGGACCTTGTCAGATAGAATCTGAGCAACACGCGTTCAAGATGGCACGTGAGATCAAGCGGATCACGGACTACTGCGGCATTGAACTCTTCTACAAGAGCAGTTTTGACAAGGCCAACCGTACCTCACTACACGGCAAGCGTGGCGCCGGACTGGAACGTGGCATGGAGATATTTGACAAGTTGAAGTCAGAGATACCAGGCCTAAAGATCATCACGGACATACACACGGAACAACAGGCGGAACTGGTGGCACCACACGTGGACGCACTACAGATCCCCGCTTTCCTGTGTAGGCAGACGGACCTACTACTGGCCGCGGGCGAGACAGGCCGGCACATCAACATCAAGAAGGGTCAGTTCCTGGCACCATGGGACATGAAGAATGTCGCGGAGAAGGTGGCCAGCACGGGCAACAAGAAACTTTGGTTGTGTGATCGTGGAACCAGTTTTGGCTACAACACGCTGGTCAACGACATGCGTGGCCTACACGAGATGAAGAAGACCGGCTACCCGGTGGTGATAGACGCCACACACAGTTGTCAACAGCCCGGAGGAAACGGAACAAGTTCAGGCGGCAACCGAGAACACATACCGGTCATAGCACAGGCGGCGGTGGCAGTGGGAGTGGCGGGCGTGTTCATGGAGGTGCATGACGATCCCGACAACGCGGCGTCGGACGGTCCTAACAACCTACACCTAGATGATCTAAAGGCGCTGTTGATCAAACTGAAAAAGATTGATCAAGTGATAAAGCAGTAGTTTTCCTAAAATATTTCACCGTCATACCACACACAGACCAAATGTTGTAGTTTTATTCGGGTCAAACACTTCTAAATAATTGGAAGGTTCACAAGAATCTTCTTAACATCAAGGGAGGTCCAACAATGGATATCATGATGAAAGTGAA